AAACTGAATCGCAATATTAAAAGTACCGCAAATAGCTCCGACTGTACTGATATGCGTACCCTGCAGTTTATTGTACATTCCAATCACAAGATTCAATGCAACTGCTACCGCGATAATTCCAACCACAATCCAAGTTATCGGACATGCCAGCATGGCTGAATTATATGACGTTTGCGCCGCTACTGCTCCAAATGTTTGCCCTGTGCTAAAAGCTATCGCTGCCGCATGGATTCCCTCCGCTGCACTTTGCACAGCTGTTATCCCGGCTGATATTAATTTAACCGCATTATATGCAATAAGCAGTGTTATCACTCCTGTAAGAATCGGGGCGATCAGCGACCAATTGTCCTTCACAAAGGCTCCAGCTTTCCCTAACGTGGTTCCTACCTTTACCGCCATATCAATCACCCGGTTGATCACACCACCGGCTGAACTCATAACACTTTCCACTTTCTGGCCAAAGCCGGAAACCATTTCCATCAAACTTGGCATACCATGTGCCGCCAGGGAAGCATCGACACTCTGCAATATACTTACCCAGCCGCGGTTAAATGCTGCGTGCATGTTGGAAAACGTGGTAGCCCATGTTCCCCCCGCGTCCTTTGCTGCTCCGTGAGACACACCTTTGTCCAAAGCCTCACTTACCGTTTGAATAAAATCAACTGAGCTAATTTTTCCATCTGAAAGGTCTTTCTTAACATCACTTGTCGAACGTCCTACGGCTTTGGCATACATTTCTGCCGCACCGATTCCTGCATCAAATAATCGATCCAGCTGATCCGCTTCCACTGTACCGACCGCATCTACTACATTCTGCATCTGCTCATTGGTTCCTTCGCCGTAAAAAGATACCGCGTCAGACCAAATCCTCACCTGATCGGCAGCATTTCCAATATCCATCCCTCTCGTCATAAAGCCTTGCGTTGATTTTGCTGCAACATCAAGTCCATATGCTGTTCCAAGTGTGTTATCTTTCAATTCCTGCAGTGCGGCATTCGCCATTTGTGTATCTCCAGTCATAATGGATGCTGTTTTTGAGAATCTCGACATCGTGTCCATACGGTTAAAAGCACCGCTCATGTCCCCAATTCCCAAACGTCCAATTGTGTTTTTGATCAAGCCAACCGCTGAATTAGCTACGATAATTGCTTTCTGCCAACTGGAAAAACCCGTTTTTACGCGTTGAACCGGTTGCTCTGTTTCCGCTACCGTGTTCTCCAGCCGCTCCATACTGATTCTTGCCTGTTCCACCTGGTCTCTTGCCTGACTAAGCGCCGACATATCCACTGACATATTCATACTCATGGCAGCCTGCATCTGATCCATTGCATTGATTGTATTGTCTACTGCGCTGATTACTTTATTCAAGACGGGTGTAAATTTGTCTTGAAGTTGAATCGCAGAATATATCGTAGCCATAGGTTCACCTCTTTTTCATCTTAGCCTCTGCTTTTTTCTGCTCTTCCCGTTCTTTTTCTACACGAATATCAATCGCCGCAATTACAAAGGCTTTTTCATTTTCATCCAAATTTACAAAGTAAGAAGGAGACCAGTGGAATTTATGCAAGCAGTAAAATGCATAGTTGGATTCCGGATCTCCTTCATTGATTAGTTTTTTGCCTTATCCACCTTTTCCTGTGTGGACTCGAACCCAAGAAATTCCTGAATCCATGCACAAAGGTCAATATATTCTCCCGGCTCATCTACCAGACAATAGAGCAGATCTTCCGGAGTTTTGACACCGTAGGAGTCCTGCAATGCCGCATCATTCAAATTAGGGAACACTGCTGCCTTACAGATCAACTGTTCCACATACTTATCGGTATCCAGTTTTGGACGATATACATTCGGCTTTCCTTTGACAGGCATTTCTACCGTGCATTTTTCTCGGATTCTCATGCTTTCTTTTGATGTAACATGGCGAAATTCCCACGGTACCGGTACACCTTTCTCGTCGCAAATGGATGTTGTCGCCACATGCTTTTCGTTTTCTTTTACTTTCTTATTTCCTTTTAAAAACAAACTTAAATTACTCATAAGATCTCCTTTCATGATCAAGGCGCATATACTTTTTGATATGCGCCTCTTTCAAATTATTCATTAATCCAACATGCCATCAAGCAGCGTAAATTTGCGTGGAATCTTGAAATCTTCAAATGTACCGCTGACATCTTCATCCAACGAATCCTCTGACGTCGCGTCAAATTTCGCAAGAATTCCCTCATCCAAATTGCAGCCGATCAGATCTACTTCCTGCATTTCTGCGTCCGAAGTCGGATCATATCTCAAAATACGCATCTTCCCCGGTATCTTTAAACTGCTCCATCAATTCCCGCATCACGGATGTATTGTAATGCATGGTCGCTGAAAATGTACCTTCCCAGCCTGTTGCTTTGTTTCCGCTACCGGTTTTTCCAAGAATGGCCACTTTCTTTTTGTTTTTCTTAAATTTCGCTTCAAACTTTGTCATCGACATAAAGTTGTAGCGATTACCGTTCAGCGTAATAAAACACTGTGCTAACTTTGCCGAGATAGAATCTTTTGCCAGCATCTTCGTATTGTTTGTAAGCTGTTCAATTTCCTGCTGTGTCATATCATCTCACTCCTCTCTACTGTACGACAACCGTCATATACAGCTGCTCCATTGCATTAACAACAGTTACTACGTCGCTTACCACGACGGACTTTTTCGTCTCACCGGGTTCCACCGTGACATTTTCACCGGAAAAGCCTTCGATCGCTCCAATGTCCTGTAATTTCTCATGATGCTGTACAATGTCAAGCCAAAGTGCATTACGCCCCAGCATATCATTCGCAATCTTTCCGATATACTTTGATTTAAAAATTGCCGCGATATCGTTGGCAATCTGATCCATTACACGGATTGACTGGTTGGACTGGAACACTTCCCCTTTCTCTTCCGTCAATGTTACTAACGAATTAATATCCGTCAGCACACAGACATCATCACCTACTTTATGAAGAACAAATTCTCCGGCTTTGATTGCATTTTCGAGCTGTGTCTGTGTGTATGCTGTCTGCACCTCTGCCTCTCCATCATACTTTTTATTGGTGCAGGACTTGTTTACCGCACAACCGCCTTCGGCTCCAAGTACCCATGGAATAATTTCTTTGGCATTTTTTACATTGATAACGCCTTCATAATCCGCTGCATAATTATATACAACGCACTGAAATTTTGCGCCAACCTCTTCCCGCATTCGCTTCGTAAATGCTGCATACAGTTTTGCAGTAACCGCATCCGATGCCATGCATCCAATCGCATTAAACGCATAAGGTTCAATCTCTGCCAAATATGCAGAATGCTCTGTACCCGTAACGGTTTTATTTGTTCCACCGGTTAATGCCGTCGCTGCTGTGGCGCTCAATACAGCATCCGATTTAAAGCTAACAAAATCATTGTCTTTCAGTTCACTCGCGGCCGTAACCGTCTGTGTATCAACCACCGATGTACCCAGAATCGTAGATACATCGTATTTGCTCGGTTCATCCACATTTGCCTGAATCATGATCTTAATATCATTTCCTCGGGTACCGGCACACTTCGCCGTTGCAAAATCATTAGCAGCTTTATCTCCTCCGGCATTCAAGCGGTACAGGTACAGTTTGGTAGCATTGCAAAAGATATCCCGGAGTGGTGCCAGTTCATTACT